ATTTTAGTTTTATAATTTGGATTGATATTCCCTACAGCATGGAGGAAGAGTACGCAGTTGCACCAGGTTCAAAATCTGGGCATTTTGCACCAGGCTGTGTGAGTTTCCATTTGACAAACACTTTGGGATATATATCGTCATATGATTTCTCCGCAGATAAAGCATTTAATAATAGAATGTTGTTGTTCCCGGCCACTTTTGTACATTCTGTAAATCCATTTTACAGTACCAACAGTTATAGGATTTCAGTGTCTGGAAATATAGAAATTATAACTACAATTTCATAAATAACTATGAGCAAGGTTGTATCAGCCATAAATGATAATCAAAAGGTATTTGAGAACCATAAATCTCACAAAGGAAAATAAATGAGTTATTGCGACGCCATCTGGAACCGTGAAACTGACATAGTCAATGTTGTTGAACGAGATCCTATCAAGGGTAGAGTTTATAAAGAATATCCCGCCCGTTATCTATTTTATTACCCAGATCCTAAAGGAAAATACAAAAGTATTTTTGGGGAAAATCTTGCCAAAGTATCAGCAAGAAGTTTTAAAGACTACATCAAAGAACAAAGAATACACAGTAATCATAAGTTGTATGAAAGTGATATCAACCCTGTATTTAGATGCCTAGAAGAAAATTATCTTGGTAAAGATACTCCCAATTTAAACGTAGCATTTTTTGACATTGAGGTAGACTTTGATCCAGAGCGTGGCTACGCAAGTCCTGATGATGCATTTATGCCAATCACAGCAATATCAGTACATCTACAATGGTTAGATACATTAGTATGTTTAGCTATACCGCCAAAGACATTGACTATGGCTCAAGCTCAAGAACAGATTAAAGAATTTCCCAATACTATATTATTTGAAACAGAACATGAAATGTTAGATACATTTCTTAATTTAATTGAAGATGCAGATGTATTAAGTGGTTGGAATAGCGAAGGATTTGATATTCCTTATACAGTAAATAGAGTAACTAAAGTATTGAGTAAAGAGGATACCCGTAGATTTTGTTTGTGGAATCAGTTGCCTAAGAAAAGAGAATACGAAAAATACGGAAAAAAAGCAGTTACATATGATTTAATTGGCCGTGTTCATTTAGACAGTCTTGAATTATATAGAAAATACACATACGAAGAAAGACACACTTACCGATTGGATGCAATTGGTGAGATGGAAATTGGCGAAAATAAAACAGTATACGAAGGAACATTGGATCAATTATACAATAACGATTTTAAAAAATTCATTGAATATAATCGACAAGATACTGCCTTGCTGGACAAGTTAGATAAAAAATTAAAATTTATTAGTCTAGCCAACACAGTGGCTCATGAAAATACTGTTCTGCTACAGACTACCATGGGTGCTGTGGCAGTTACTGAACAGGCTATTGTTAATGAAGCACATCATAGAGGCATGATGGTGCCTAGCAGGCCTAAACGTGATCCAGACGCCAGTAATCAAGCTGCTGGTGCATATGTTGCATTTCCCAAAAAAGGTCTCCATGACTGGATTGGATCAATGGATATTAACTCGCTGTATCCATCTGTAATTCGAGCATTAAACATGGGACCAGAAACCATTGTGGGGCAATTACGACAAGATTACACTAAAGAAGAAATTGAAACCAAAATGGCCAAAAACGGCGGCAAATTTGCTGAAGCGTGGGAAGGTAAATTTGGTAGTAACGAATATGAATTTGTCATGAATCAAGATCGAGTCAATGATATTATTATCGATTGGGAAGACGGGCGCACTGATGTAATGAGTGGTGCTCAAATTTACGAATTAATTTTTGAAAGCAATAATCCATGGATGCTCAGTGCCAATGGTACAATTTTTACATATGAACGAGAAGGTATTATTCCAGGATTACTGAAACGTTGGTATAGTGAACGTAAGGAAATGCAGGCCAAACTCAAAGAAGCAATCAAAGCAGAAAATAAAATTGAAGAAGAATATTGGGATAAACGGCAACTTGTAAAAAAAATTAATTTGAACTCGTTGTATGGTGCAATTTTAAATTCGGGATGCCGATTTTTTGATAATAGGATTGGGCAATCAACTACTCTAACTGGTCGTGGCATTGCTCGACATATGGCTGCCAAAATAAATGAAGTCATTACTGGAGATTATAATCACACTGGCAAGGCCGTAATATATGGCGACACTGACAGTGCTTATTTTAGTGCATATACTTCATTGAAGAATGAAATTACCAAAGGTGAAATCCCGTGGTCCAAAGATAGTATAGTTCAACTTTATGATACTATCGCTGAAGAAGTTAATACAACATTTCCGCAATTTATGTTAGATGCACATCATTGCCCAAAAACTCGTGGTGATGTTATTCGAGCAGGACGTGAAATTGTTGCTGTCAAAGGATTGTTTATTACTAAAAAACGATATGCTGTATTGTATTACGATAAAGAAGGCAAACGCAGCGATGTAGACGGCAAGCCAGGAAAAATCAAAGCCATGGGATTGGATTTGAAAAGGAGTGATACTCCAGAGTTTATGCAACAGTTTTTAGAAAAAGTATTAACTCGTGTTTTAAATGGTGCTGAAGAACAAGAAATTTTAGATATGATCACTACCTTTAGAACAGAGTTTAAAGCTAGGCCTGGTTGGGAAAAAGGATCTCCTAAACGTGCCAATAATATTGCTGCCTATCAAGCCAAGGAAGAAAAGATGGGTAAGGCCAATATGCCAGGGCACGTTCGCGCTGCCATCAACTGGAATACATTGAAACGAATGAACGGGGACAAATATAGTCAACAAATTGTAGACGGTATGAAGGTAATTGTCTGCAAAGTTAGACCCAATGCGTTGGGATATACCAGCATTGCATATCCGGTGGATGAACTTAGACTGCCCAAGTGGTTTCAAGAATTGCCTTTTGATCATGCAGAAATGGAGTCAGTAATTATCAATAATAAGATTAAAAATCTTATTGGTGTATTGGAATGGAGATTAGAAGATACACTGGACACTAATACATTTTCATCTTTATTTTCATTTGATTAATATGAATTCTAAAATATTAAACGAACTACCCTACATTGAACTATTTGATTCATTTTTATCCAAAGATGAAATAGAATCAATGAACTTGGATTTACTAACATTTGAACCCAGTCGAGGAGCAAAACCATCTGGGATATCTGTTGTTGATGATCATAGAACTAGTCAAACATATTATGTTGATGAACCACAATTTAGTTTTTTAAAAAATAAAACTATCAATTTGTTAAAAAAATATCTTCCAAATATTGAATATAATTGCTTGGAAGATATACAAATTACAAAATATCAGAAAGATCAGTACTATAAGGAACATTGGGATTTTTTTAATGTCCCACCTATCAATAACGAAACAAATGATCGAATTGCCACATTTATCATGTACCTTAATGATGGGTTCGAAGGCGGAGAGACTTACTTTCCAGATCTTGATTTGAGAGTAATTCCAAAAACTGGGTCTGCTATCTATTTCCAATACAATTACCAAGGATTTGTAAAAAATTTAAAAACAAAACATATTGGGGAAACAGTGACGGCAGGTACAAAGTATATAGCTACAATCTGGATAAGAAATGAAGATTGTAAAAACGATAAAAATAACCGTTGACTTTTTCAACTGACCTAAATAAACTTACATATAAAGGAAAAACTCATGCAATCACTATTAAAAGACATTGTCGCACACACAAATAAACTAGGCTTTCTCAATATTGTTAAAGTCACTGGTACTACAGATAAAACATTAATTGACAGTATGGCTGAAGATCGTACTGTTATCATGTATGCTGAAACAACGAAACCATATCCTGAAATGGCTGGGGTATTTGGCATGCCACAATTGGACAAACTAAGATACTTAGTTGAAGGTAAAGAGTATCAAGAAGACGCTAAAATTGAACTGCTCACTGGCCAACGTAACGGCGTTGATATTCCCACAGGCTTGCATTTTGAAAATGCAGATGGGGATTTTAAAAACGACTACAGATTCATGAATCAGGACATCATCAATGAAAAATTGAAGACTGTCAAATTCCGCGGAGCCAATTGGCACGTTGAAGTTAATCCTAGCATTGTTGCAATTAACAGATTCCAATTCCAAGCAGGCGCAAACACTGAACATACTTCATTCTTGGCCAAAACTGATGGCGACAAATTGATTTTTAGTTTTGGTGA